GGACACGCTGCGCATCCCGAAGCGCACGGCCGGCCTCACGGCGTACTTCGTCGGCGAGGCGAACGCCGGCACCGAGTCGACGCAGACGCTCGACTCCGTGCAGCTGGTCGCGAAGAAGCTCATGTGCCTCACGACCGTCTCGAACGAGCTGCTCGAGGACGCGATCGTCAACATCGGAGACGACATCGCGAACGAGATCGCGTACCAGTTCTCCTACAAGGAGGACGACGCCGGCTTCAACGGCACCGGCACCTCGACCTACGGCGGCATCGTCGGCCTTGCTGGCGCTCTGACCGACACGACCTACCAGGTGTCGGACGCCGGTGCAATCACAACCCATGTCACCGTTCCGATCGCTGCGATCCACTCGGCGCTCGGACTGCTTCCCGCGTGGGCCTACGCTCGCAACAATGTGAAGATCTACTGCCACAAGAAGGTCTTCCACGCTGTCTTCGAGCGTCTGGCGATGGCTTCCGGCGGCGTCACCGCGGCCGAGATGACGAACGGCATCGCCCCGCGCTTCTTCGGCTACCCGGTCGAGTTCTCGCAGGTTCTCCCGACGACCGAGTCCGGCGGCGCGGTCTACGCCTACATCGGCGATCTCTCCCAGGCCTGCTACCTCGGCGACCGTCGCGCGACCTCGGTCGCATTCTCCGATTCCGCTCTGAACGCCTTCGAGCAGGACGAGCGTGTCGTCCGCGGCACCGAGCGCTTCGACATCGTCTGCGCGAATGTCGGCAGCGCGTCGGCTACCGGCGCGATGGTCAAGCTCACCCTCTGATCCACAAGGAGCAAGACACCATGAAGTCCTCTACAAAGATCCTGATCTCCACGATCAGCGCGACCAACGCGAGCCAGGTCACTGCCGAGTTCGATTGCCTCGGCTACAACTTCGCCAAGATCATCGCCCTCGGCAACACCACGAACGGCGCTCAGACCAACAACAACCTCCTCGTCGAGAGCGACACCTCCGGCGGCACGACCAACTCGATCTCCGGCTATGTGCAGGGGACCGACTGGACGCAGAACACCAACGCCGTCGTCGCGAACGCCGCGAAGATGGTCTGGGGCGTCCCGCTCGGCGGCAGGAAGCGCTACCTCAAGGCGACCTTCACGCCGAGCGGCACCTGCCAGTGCGCGCTCGTCTGCGAGCTCTCCGACGCCTACGACACGGCTCTGACCCGTGCTCAGGCGGCGGTCGGTTCGAGCGTCGGCATCTGATCCGGTTCCATCTCTCCTCCGGAGCGCGGCGGTCCTCGGACTGCCGCGCTTCTTTTTTCGCTGCTATGCTGCCGATAGGAGGACAGCATGGAAGCAGACAGGAGCACGGATACGCTCGTCGTCAACTCGCTCGAGGACACCAAGTGCGCTGGGATCGCGGACGGATCGCTCTCCGCGATCGACCTCGGGCGATGGCTCGACCGCGTCAGGCACACGGAGAGCCTCAACCTCCTCCGCTATCTCGCCACGAAGATGCGCGACCGCGGACGGCTTACCCTCACGGTCACGGACTTCGAGGCCGCGATCAAGGCCTACACCACCGGCAACGGCGATCCCGAGAAGATCATCTGCGGGGAGAACGGATTGAACCGCGCGATATGGAACCGCGGCAAGATCTCCGACATCCTCAACATGGCCGGCTTCGAGATCATCGCCGGAGCGAACGGATCGCTCGCGTGGAAGCCGTCAGAGGACTCTATATCGGTAGTCGCCGAGAAGCGCGAGCGGCCGAACCCGAAGATCCCGCTCGAAGGCGTCGTCGCGATGATGTCGCTCCCGCGGGTCGCGTGGACGGAAACGATGTGCCACACGCTCGAGGCGGTCGCGAAGCTTCAGATCCCCTTCGTCAAGTCGACGGGCGTCTTCTGGGGCCAGTGCCTCGAGCGGATGCTGACGAAGGCCGCGGAGGAAGGGACGAAGTACGCGCTCACGATCGACTACGACTCGATCTTCGATGTGCGCGATGTCGTCCGTCTTTGGCAGATCATGGAGTCGAACCAGGATATCGCGGCGCTTTGTCCGCTCCAGATCGGCCGCGACCGTGACGCGCTGCTCCTGAACCTGATCGACAGGGACGGGAACCAGCTCCAACAGGTGACGAGCGAGGACTTCCACGCCGAGGCGGTCGACATCAAGAACGGCCACTTCGGGCTTACTCTGATCCGGCTCGAGGCGCTTCGTGACATCCCTCATCCGTGGTTCATCGGAGTGCCGAACGAAGCCGGCCGATGGGACGACAACCGGACGGACGACGACATCTACTTCTGGCACAAGCTCCGCTCGGCCGGAAAGCGCGTCTGCGCGACCCCGAAGGTCCGGCTTGGCCATCTTCAGCTCGTCATCACCTGGCCGATGGACGACTGCTCGGTCCGTCATCAGTACCTCAACCGCTACTACGATGAGGGGAGGCCGGCGGAATGCATGACCTACTGATCGTCCTTCGTCCGTTCTCCGTCTACGATCCTGCGATCGGCCGGCGCGAGCTGCGTCCGGGCGCGCGAATCAACCTGTCGAGCGACCTCGCCGAGAAGCTTGTCCGCGAAGGCTATGCGCAGCGCGTTGTCGCGGCCGCTCCGCTGTTCGCGGAATCGACCGACCCCCCAGAGAAGCCGATGAGGAAGCGGAAGGAGCCGAAGCGTGGCGATCGACACGAACAACCTCACGACCCTGGCGGTGCTCAAGACATGGCTCGGGGTGACTGACACGGCTGACGACATGGTCCTGCAATGGTCGATCCAGCAGGCGAGCCGGATCGTACAGACGCACTGCGCGCGGAACTTCACCGAGCAGCGGTACTACGAGATCCGCGACACATACGGCGCGATGCGGCTCGCGCTCGAGCAGTCTCCGGTCACGGTGGTCCGCTTCGTCGGAGTCGGATGGGATTCGGTCGTGTCGATCAACTCCACGAACTCGACGGACGCCTTCGCGTCTGTCGCGGTCGATGCGGATCAGGTCCATCTCACGCGCGTCACATCGACCGGGACGGAGACGGCGAGCCAGGTTTCCTTCGGCGCGCACGATGTCAGCTCCGAAGTCGTGCAGCACATCAACACCGTGAGCGGATTCTCTGCCGGCCTCATCCTCAATGTGCCGAGCCGATACATCCGCCGACTTGCCGGCCGCGATGTCCGGAACTCGACGGCCTACCTCGAAGCACCGACCGAAGGACTCGATGACTACCAGATCGACCTAGACCGAGGCATGATCTACGGGAGGACGCTCGACCGATACCGATCTGTCCTGATCGACTATACGGCCGGCTACGCGACTATCCCGACCGATGTCGAGCTTGCGACCCTGACGATCGCGGCGCGCTCATACCGCGCTCGGACGCGCGACCGATCCATCGCGAGCGAGTCGCTCGGCGGCTACTCCTACTCGACGCGCTCGCTCGTCGAGATTGAGGACGAGGAGAAGCGGATGCTCGCCCCGTACCGGAGGATCAGATGAGCATCGAAAGCATCGTCTCCGAGTTCGGTATCACGCTCTACATCCACCGTCCGACCATGTCCGTCTCGAGCGACGGCAAGCCGAACCGGACCTACGCCTCCGTGGGGGAGTGCGTCGGCTTCGTTCAGCCGGGATCGCAGAACTCGGATGTCCTCGAGGGCCGGATGAGCGGAAGGACTGGGGCGACAATCTACATCGCCGGCTCGGTGGACATTCGGATCGACGACGAGCTCTACACCGGGACGAGCGGAACAATCACGCGATGGCGCGTCTCGGGGAAGACGAATCCCGGCGAGACGGCGCGCGCCTTCTCGCTCGCGCACCGGCTGAAGATGACGGTCGTCGACGCCGTCCAAGTCGACCCGGACCTCGCGCTATGAGCACGGACCCGAAAGTCAGCATCGACCTAGAGGCGATCGCGAAGGCGGTCGACGCGGCGGCAATCGAAGGCCTGAACGCGGTGCAGGTGCTCTTTGCTTCAACCGTGAGGAAGCAACTCTCGCAGCCCGGTACGGGCCGGATCTATCGAATCGGGAAGGGCAAGAAGAGCGGACGCAATCTCCGCGCGCGCGGCTTCCACCGGGCAAGCGCTCCCGGCCGTCCGCCGGCCGTCGACACGAACCGGCTACGGTCGTCGTGGATCACCGCAAGCGGGACGATCGCGCCGGGAACCTCGCAGCGGTGGAAATACGGCTACCTCACCGCGTCACGGACGCCGGATCGCGTCATCCTCGTCTACGGATCGTCGGTCGTCTACGCGCGCCGGCTCGAGCTCGGAGGCGGCAGGATCGCCGCTCGCCCGTATCTGCAGCCGTCGCTCAATGTCGTCGGGCCGAAGGCCGAGAAGGTCATGGCTCGAGCTATGAGTCTGCACCTCGGAGAAACCCCATGAGCGCGAAGGCCATCCTCGACGCCATCTGGACGAAGCTCGCGGCGAGCACGCTCTACACGACGCTCGGAGGCCGCATAGCCTTGAACCAGCTGCCGGCCGACACGCGCGTCCCGCTGCTCGTCTACGGGCCGACCGGCGAGCCGACGATCGTCAAGGCGTTCGGCGGCGTCGACCGCTACGATCTCGAGATTGAGTTCACCTTCTACCAGAGCGGGTCGGACGGCACGACCTGCTACACGCTATCCGATCAGCTGGCGACCGGACTCGCCGGAAGCATCTCGCCGACCGGGTTCGATCGGCTGACGGTCGTCCGGTCGGCGGTCGGAGTACCCTCATTCTACGACGATTGTTGGTCGATCACAGATCGGTATCGGGCGGTCGGATTCAAGACCTCGTAAGGAGCTCAAATGGCAATCGACACCTACATCGTCGGCAATGACGGGAATGTCACGATCTCGATCGGCGGAACGA